TTGTTCCAACTTGTGTAAACGCAAACGTAAATGGTTGACCAACAAAACGCATTGTAAACAAAGCCGTATCTGTCCAAACAAGAATTGAATCTCTACCTCTGATTGCTCCTCTGATCTGTGATCCGTCGGCCAGTCTCTGTGTGCCAGCGGTATTGGTTGCTGTGGGTGTGTATGTATTTATATCTTCTTGATCTGAGAATCTGATAAACATATCATCCTGTGTAGACGTATCTCCAATAGTTGTTTCTGTTCCAAAAAATACTAAGTGACGATCCGGTGTGGATACTAACATGTGTCTTGATGCTGTTGGTGCACCAGATATAATTGTAGCTCTTGTGTTCTCTGCTCCTGCTGCTGCAGAGTTCCATTCGAATACTGCACTGTCATGAATAAGACAGATGGCCTTATCACCAAAATTATCTAGTGACCACATACCAGGTTCTAATACCAAGTCACCTGATGCTGCCTCACCCCATGCTACAAAGTTTGTTGTGCTGGTTACTGTATCTCCTGCACCATGTGAATCGGGTGATGTTCCTCTGACATCTCTAATTACACCAGTCAACTCATTAGATGCACTAATACCTGTATAAGATATTTCCTCTGTTCCGATCTTTATAAAATTTGTACCTGTATCTGGAAACTGTGATACATCTGCTAATATGATACCAGTTGTTGTTGAAGAGTTTATCGCACCAGATAAAGTTGTCGTAGGTTCACCTGCTACCTCACCACCCCAGGTTCCAAGAGACCAACCAAAACCCTTTGCCTGCACTGCTGGACCCACGGGATAGTAATGCTGTACTCTAATACCACCAGATGTTGTTGCACCAGATCCTGTTTCATTTGATGGCATTGTAATCGTAATAGTCGTACTTGATGGGACGGTTGTTACCATAAATTTTTTATCATTAAAATCAGATGCACCAAAATTAGAATTAGTTATAGAACTAAAATTATCTAATAAAACTATATCTTGTTCACCAATGCCATGATCTCCACTAAAAGTTAGAGTAACAGTTGGTGATCCGTTAGTCGTGGTAAATGCGTTCGTAAGTGTTGTTGTAGATTTGATAGGGTGTATGTCATAATATACACCACCTGAAAATGCATATAAAATTCTATTTGTGCCAATGATTGCATATTTTCTGGCTTTACTGTTTACAAAATGATGAAGTCCACGACCTGCCCCTGTAAGAGCATCGTCTCCTAATTGTTTCCAACCACCTATTTTTTCAGGTGTACCATATCTAAATCTAACGTTATCACAATCTATCCACTGACCCTCTGCCCCTGTGGGTGTGATTTGTTTATTAATACCTGGCTGAAAACCTATCTTTTGTAACATAATAAATCCATGTATAGCAAATTTATTACTTATTTAACAGAGTAAAAGCACGGGGGTGTGGTTGTGGTGGTAACCCCCGCACCAGTCTATTTTATAGACTATTTTTTAGGTATAGTCAACTTCTTACCCTTAAACCAAGATGGAAGACCTAGAAAAGGTCTTTTATCTAAAGCATTCTCTTTTGCCATTTTAGATCCTGCTTTGTTATAGTGTAAAAAAACTTGTCCACAGTCTTTACCTGTAAATTCTTCTCTCCAGTGTTCTAAGTCACAACCAGAATATATTAACATATCTCCTTGTTTAAGATCAACTTTAACACCTGCTTGTCCTTGTTTACCAGTTGGATCTAAATATATCGGCCATGGGTCACCACCTAAATTTAGTGTTGTAGATATTTCACAAGAATATCTATCTTTATGTCTAGCAAGGACATCGCCTTTTTTATAAATTCTAGCATACGAATATGTTTCTGATAATTTTAAACCTGTGTGTTTTTCCATTACTGGTTTTACTTTTTGCAATAACGTATCCATTGCAATATCACTATAATGTGAATATGTATTTGGAACTTGATCATCGGTCCATACACCAAAGTAATCAGTAAAAGGTGAAATATATTTAGTATCTAGTAATACCTTTGCTACATTTCTTTTATTTAAAAAATAACTATAAACAAAATCAGCTAATTCTTTTGATATTGCATTTTTTAAAACAGTGTATTTATTTTTTTTAAATGACATTATTTATTCCCTCCGTGTTGTAAAACTGTTTTTGGTATTGCCTGACAATTCCAATGTATAAATCTAAAAGGTTCATAACCTAAATCCGGTATATATTGATGAGGCATGTAAGATGGAAAAAATATCATACGGCCTGGTTTAACTTGATAATTAATTTGTGAAGTAGCATATGTTACTTTTGATTTATCTTTTTCTGGTAAAAGATTCATAACATTACCAGGTCTAGGATCGTCAAATACTGGAAGAGATGTTCTCTCACTAGCTTTTAAAAAGTAAAAACCAGACATATGTCCATTCCAATGAGTATGTAAACTATGATAACCTGTGCCTTTTGATGCAAATTCTTGCACCCATAATTCTGTAAGAAAAACTTGGTATTGATCTAAATCAAAACCCATTTCTACCAATAAATTATAAGATGTTGCAATAACATAATTCTGTAACTCTAAAAAATTAGGATCGTTAACTAAAGTTGTTGAATGAAATACTTTACCGGCATCTCCTTTATTTCCATATTTTTTATTTCTATCATTAATTTCTTTTTTTAAATTCTTTTTTGATTGTTCTATATAAGGATCAGATGCTTTGTTTAATTTATTAACAAAGCTTGGTTCATCAGCCCACCATATAGGACACGCAAAATATGATTCTCTTGTTAATTGTTTTGGAAACGTTAATATATTTTGTTTTTTATTTTTTTTCTTTTTCATTTAAACGGCCATCCTAAATTCCATATTACTAAACTATATCTTGATCCTTTTTTAACTGGACATACCCTATGCCATACAAATCCCGGAAAGACAACTAAAGATCCTTTTGGTAAAATCTCTTTACACTTTACAGGGTTTCTAGGTTTATCAGGGTCTAAGTTTCTAAAATCAAATTCTAATTCACCACCTTTATATTCTTTTGGATCTGATAAACTAACTGTTACAGATAATTTTCTTATTTTACCATGTGTTGGGTCTTGAGGGTTTTGTTGATTAAAATAAGGTTTGTCCCAAGAATCACAATGCCAATCATAATACTGTCCTTTTTCGTATTTAGTAAATTGACAATTTTCTGAGTAATCCCATTGAAAATTCCAACCTGCATTTGCGTTTGCTCTATGCACATATGGTTGTATTTCTTTATAAATCCATTGGTCATTCATCCAAACAATGTTTGAATCTCTTTTCTTTTTTAAATCTTTTATCTGTTTTTGATTTAATTTTTTATTACCAAAACCACCTGTGACTGCCATTTGATCTTGTAATGATTTACCATATTTTACAATGTCATCACAAAGTCTAGAGGGTATCGCTGATTGAAAATACCAATAATAGTTTGTTAAGTTCATATATCTTTATATGAATTTTATATCACTTAATAACTAATAGTCAAGGTTCCAGAAACGGTAAATGTTGCAACAACATCATTTGCTGGTCCAACACAACTTGCCTTAGTATTTGTGCAAGGGCTTACTGATATTCTAGGTCCTGATGGTCCTGGAAATCTAAAGACAGCTGTCCCTGATCCACCACCTCCTGCTCCAGCACCAGCACCACAGTTTGATCCTCCACCTCCACCTCCACCACCAAGGTTGACCGTTCCAGGCTGTCCTTGGACTGGAGATGCTGGATTACCAGCTCCACCTCCAAACAAACTATCTTTTTTACCACCTACACCTCCACCACCTGGACCTCCAGATCCTCCAGAGTTTGAATCTGGTATGTTAGCGTTAGAACCACCACCGCCACCACCACCTCTTGTAACAGGCGAACCTGTAATTGAAGTTGCTAAACCATTACCACCGGGTTGTCCACATGAACCTCCTGGTCCAGTTCCAGCACTTCCGGCTCCACCACCGCCAGCGCCACCTCTTCCTGAAGGAGGAGAACCCGGTTGGACACCACCATCATTACCTTGATTCGTTGTTCCAGATCCAGCAGTTGAGCAATTTCTAGCTGCTGATCCACCTCCTGATCCACCTGGTGAACCACTTTCAGGCATTGAAGGGGCTGGTGTATTAGGTCCATAACCTCCAGATCCACCTTTACCGCCACCGACTGCTGCAACAGGGACAAAAGGAACACATGTATTGCTCCCATTGGTCCCAGCATTTCCAACACCATATGATCCTGCGGGTGGATAACCAGGGAAAGGCAATGCTGCTCCACCAGCACCGATGGTTACTGCGTAAGATCCAAAAGAAAGATTTGAAATAGCAGAGACATTGGGATTACAGTATGAATGATAATGACCACCGGCTCCACCTCCACCACCACTTCTTCCACCTCCACCAGAACCACCACCAGCTAATAATAAAAATTCTACAGAGGACACAGGGGTTGTTGGTTCAATCCATGTTCCACCTCTTCTTGCACTATATTGACTTTGCATTGACCACACACCACTTGCTTTGTTTAATTCTTTAATTGCTACAACACCTGGTCCTCCTGTTCCACCAGTTGCTTGAGAAGATTGGTAAGAAGCTCCACCGCCACCACCACCAGTATTTGTTCCACCTGCACTCCCAGCATTATTACCACCAGCAGCACCTGCGTTACCTCCACCACCTGGTCCTCCACTTCCTGCTGTACCACCTTGATAAGTTCCACCGCCGCCACCACCAGCTAAAACTCCTGAGTTAGGTAAACCAGAATAGTCTGGAGAAAAATCTGTTCCTGCACCACCATTACCACCTGTTGGATTTGATCCACAACCTCCAACTGCACCATGTCCACCACCTCCAGCAGCACCGTAATTACCACCATTTCCAGATGCAGGTCCTCCTGGATTTCCTTCTGGAGGAGAAAAACCTCCTGCATTACCTGTTCCGGCTGCCATGCAACCTGATGCAGGACCTCCTGCTCCGCCACCAGAACCACCATCACCAACAGCATTTGCAGGACCTGATCCTACACCACCACCTGTTGCTAAATATGTAGTACCACATGCAACTAAAGATGAATTTACTCCATTAGCTCCTGCTTGATTTGTTGCTTGACCTCCTGCTCCACCACCTCCTATTGTAACAGGTATACTCGATGATGCATTTATTTCTATATTTCTTGCTCCACCAGCACCGCCACCAGAACCATAAGAAGTTCCTCCACCACCGCCACCAGCGACAATTAAAGATTTAACAATTCTAGTTCCTGGTTGTAATGAAACACATCCTGATGATGTTTTAGTTGTTGTGGTGCATTTTCCAAAAGAAGTTTTATTGCTTTTTCCAATTACACCACCGTTTTGATTTGCACTGCCTCTTGGCATTTAAGTGTCCTCCTATGCGGACACCCAAGCTGTGCCGTTCCAATCGTAAACTGTTGGTGTTTCCGCTTCTTCGTCGTTTGATTTAATTGCTTCCCAACCTCTAGTGTTGTCAGCTTGATATTTTGTATCGTTCCAAGAAATTATATAGAACCATTCTGGTGTTGCTTGACCATCGTTAGTAATTGATGGAAATGTAACTGGTGCCTGCCAATCATCATTGTCATCTAATGACCATGATGCATGAGGTTGTTGTCCTAAAAATTTATCTTTTACAGGGTCATATATCATTCCGATCCCTGCGTATTGTTTTCTAAAATTATTATTGTAAGAGGTCTGTTTCCAGATTCCACCATTAAAAAAATTAATACACCATGTTTCTCCGTCTTGGTGCATATCATTGTTACCAAGTATTCCATCACCTGCAGGAATATCATTACCTACAACAACCACTCTTTGTACTACTTGATGTGAATTTGACGTAAATCCAGTAGGATCCGTCATTGCTTTTAATTCTGCAAAATGTGCCATAATGTTTCTCCTTATATATTAATTTTAATTGTCAATCAACTATTGATATTTGTATCTTATCATAACAATACCTGATCCACCTGCTGCTCCAGTTCCACATGATCCACTAGAATTACTTCCACCTCCAGCACCACCACCAGTATTAGCAGTTCCTGCAACACCTGTTCCTGGGGCTGATGGAGATCCTCTTCCTCCTCCACCTGCAGGTGAGGTAGAATTACCTGCTATATTAAACCCTGCTCCAGATCCACCACCTGCAAAATATCTTGTAGAACTAACTGGTCCCGAAGTTCCATAACTTGGACCACATCCACCTATAAAATTCTCAGCAACAAAAGATCCAGCTCCTCCAGCTCCTGCTGCTGAAGAACTACCACTGCTACCAGCTGCACCGGCACCACCACCTCCACCAGCTCCGTAATTAGGTGCTCCACCTCCTGGTCCACCATCGGTTCCTTGGGCAGGACTAACTGGAGGGTTATTACCAGGTCCACCACTTGAACCTCCGTAACCACCACCTCCTGATCCACCATCTCCACCAGCACTAGGTTTTGCTTCACCGCCTCCTGTTGATGTGATTGTTGAAAAAATTGAATTTGAACCTTGATTAGCTGCAGCACCAGGTGGTGAAGCTGCGGCTCCACCTGCTCCAACTGTAACTGAATAAGATTGTACTGAAACTGGTAAACCTGCGGGAGCAATTAATGGAGACATTGTAGGTGCTGGAACACATCCAACACTGTTGGATACTCTAAATCCACCTGCACCACCACCACCTGATCTATCTCCTGTGGTACCTCCACCTCCTGCAACAACAAGATAATCTACGGTATTTGAACCCACTGCATTACCAGCGTTAGTAACTTCAAACGTTCCTGAACTTGTAAAAATATGTGTTTTAAAATTACCAGATGTTTTAACAGTTCCACCAGTTGCTGCTACATATGAAGCTGTTTCTACCCAATTGTCATTTTTTATAAAATCAAAAACTGTATTCATATCCCAAACACCCGGTGCTTGTTTAGGAATTGTAAGTGCTGGTTCTTTAAATAAAACTCTACCTGATCCACCATTACCACCCGCATATGAAGGTCCATTACTATAAAAATTTCCTTGACCACCACCGCCACCACCAGTATTTGCAGTAGCATTAGATCCGATTCCACTAGGAGAAGGGGCTCCAGCAGCTCCACCTCCAGGCCCGGCTGCACCACCAGTTGCAGGAGAGTTATTATCATTTCTTACACCACCACCTCCACCACCTGCATAAACAGTGGATGTTATAGCGTTTGCTTTACCAGCTCCACCAGCTCCACCATCTGGATAACCTGATCCAGGTGATCCTGCTGCACCAGCTCCACCACCGCCACCTCCTCTATAATTATTTCCAGGAGAGCCTGGGTTTGGTGAACTATCTCCACCAGCATTACCTTGACATGCTGTTGCAGAGCCTCCAGTAGCTGGAGTACCAGCGTTACCCCCACCACCTGAACCTCCTGGATTATTTCCATAACCACCACCGATTGCTGTTTGCACTGAAGGTGCACATAAAGTAGAATTTGTTCCATTGTTTTGAGAACCTCTTCCACCAGCTCCTCCACCACCAACTACATAACTGATTGATGAACCTCCCGTTACAGAGACAGTAGTGCTTTCTAACATACCTCCAGCACCTCCACCACCTGCTCCACCTTGTGGTCCAGAATTGTGATATCCACCAGAGCCACCACCAGCTATAATTGAAACTTCTAAAGTTGTTGTTGCAGGTTGAAGAGTTACTGATCCTGATGACGTTTTATCATGTGTAACTTCATCTTGAGAGGTTGCTGCTTGTACTGTGTTTACAGGTCCAATTATTCCGCCATTGCCAGCCATAATCTAAACCTCCTACGCGTCGTCTATCGATTCATATGATACGAATAAATCTAGATCCGATGCTGCACCTGCTCCGCCTTTTAGAACATCACCTTCCATTAAATATATTGGTGTGTCTAAAACTACTAGCGTTGCATCAGCCGGAACCGATATTGTTTTTGCTAAGAAAAAAGTTCCAGAAGTATCAAAGTTATCAACACCATCCGGAGTAAAGTTTTGTTTTGTTACAGATATTGTTAAATCTGCTGCGTTAGTGCCATCAACGTTTGCACATGTAATTCTGTTTACTTTTACAATTTTATCTGAGGCTACTGTAAATAAAGTTGTAGTTGTAGTGGCTGTTAGGTTATATCCTACCGATTCACCTTTAATGCCTGTTACTGATACTATATTTGGATTTGCCATAATTTACTCCTTTTAACCGAAAACGATTGCCATTGCAATAGCTTTTCCTGTTGTTGCTGGTGAAGAATCAAAGGTTAGTGTACCAACTCCAGTAGTTCCTGACCCAGAAACGCTATCTACCTTTAAAAATGTACCTGCTGTTATATTTCCAATAGGAAATTTAATCTCATACGACTGTCCAGCACTATGTGGGGGTGAGGTAAGTTTAATCCCATGGCTGTTAGATTCGCAATTAAGCTGAATCTGACCTGGGTTTGTTGCACCCATGACCTCTATATTACCGGTTGCTTTCGGTCTTAATTTTAAACTAATATTAGTATCGTCACCAACTGCTCCTACCTGTGGACTATTTCCTGTTGCAGCGTTTGTTACATCTACATGATTTACCGCAGAGGAGGTTGTTTCAAAAATTAATTGTTCTGCTCCGTTTTCATCTCTGATACCGTGGGCATCATCGAAATCTATCATGAAAGAATTAGTGTCTAGGTTACCACCTAATTGTGGTGATGTGTCCGACACAATCGAAGATAATCCAAAAGATATATCAACGATGTCTGGATTAGTTCCATCGTTAGCTTTTGCAACAACTAATTTATCACCTTTATCTGTAGCAGAAAAAGTAACCGTGCCTCCTGAACCAGAAACGTATTTAAACTGCACTGTGTAAGCGCCTGATGTTGAGTTTCTTAAAATATAAAAAGTTTCAACATCTAAAGGTATTGTTACAATTTGATTTCCTGTAATGGTCCCTGTAAACTCAATCATTCGGTGTTGAGCAGTTCCAGTTGTATTTCCATCTACAATTGTTAAAGCTGTAGTTTGTGCTCCACCTTCTATCGATTGAGAATTAAAACCACCAAATAGTTGTGAAATAAGACTTAAATTTGTATTAGTTTTTGTTCCCCATGTACCGGCGTTTTCACCAGTTGCTTGAAGTTCTACACCCAAAGGGGTAAATGTTGATGCCATAAATTTTATCTCCTATGCAGCGTCACTATAACTTGTATTTGATCCAGTTGCAACATCCGAATATGTATCATTCGATCCAGTTGTAACGTTGTTATAAGACGTATTTGAGCCAGTGTCAACATCACCATAAGCAAAGATATTCACAGCTCCAATACTAAATGATGCTGATTGTCCTGTTAATCCTACGGTGATATCGGTTAATGAAATACTGCCAACGCTAGCGCTAAATGATTGACCAGTTAATCCTAGACCCTCTTCTATTGTCAAAGATCCAACAGAGGCCGTAGCGGACTGGCCTGTTGGTTGAGCCACAGCTCCACCTAAACCTACAATTGAACCTAAATTAAATTCAGCTGATACACCTGATAAAAATACAACATCATTAGGTATTGTTACCGTTCCAAGGCTAGCGCTAAATGATAACCCAGTTAATTGTGCCTCTTGTGAAGAAATACCCTGTGCTGTTCCTTGTTCAGATGTTATTGATAGACCAGAAAGTATTGCTGTTTCGTTTGGTGCTTTTGCTGTTCCTTGACTTGCGGTAAACGATTGGCCTGTTAGACCAATAGTCATATCATTAACTTCTACATTAGAAGTAGCAAAAGTAGCTTGTTGACCTGTTAGTCCAACCTGCATATCAACCACAGATACTGAACCAATTGAAAATGTAGCTGATATACCCTCCACCATGACAGGGATAAAAGCTTCTCCTTGTGATGATGTTATTTCAAAACTTGTTGGTGTAATTATTTGATCAGGTACATCTACTGAACCAATATTAGATGTAATAGATAAACCTGTTGGAAGTGCGATAGCATCTTTGAGTTCTCCCCATTCACCATCGCCCCAAGCTTGTGCACCCCAACCTACTTTTAGAGTTGTATCCTCATCCCAGTAAGCCTGGCCCCAGGTGAATCGTCCCCATCCTGAAGTAGTCGACATGGTCGACCTCCTATGCTAATCTGATTATTGCGCTGCTTGAATCTGCTGTTGGAAATTCTATTTTGAATGTCCCGTTACTAGCTGTCTTATCACCACCAAATGCAATTATACAAACAGCATCAGTTGTTCCCGAACCACCATCTGTTGTTGTGTTATAGATCATTGCACCATTTGCAGTGAAAGAAGCTGATGTATAAGTTACGTCTGAAAAGTCTGTAAATGCAGTTGTGCTAGTTAGTGATACACCAGAGTTTGTAAGAGTTGCTCCACCTGCAGTATATGCAGATCCAGATGTATTTGATATTTCATTTGATGTTGAATAGTCTGTTGTAGCAGCACCTAAAGATGCAGAACTAGTAAATAATGCAAGCTTAAAAGTATGTCCACCAGAAGATTCAAAACTGTGTTTACCTTGTAAAAGTTCTTGTTTGAAACTTGAACATATTGCCGATGATATTGCCATAATTTATCTCCTATGGGTTTGCTGAGGTTACCGGTATACGAACAGCGCCATCTGTGTAGTCATCTCTTCGTCTTCTACCAACTTGCTCGTTAGCAAACTTCTGTACCTCTTGTTTATATTTATTTTCATACAAAGTCAACATGTCTATCGGGCCTTTTAAAAAGCCATATGCCTCTGATAGGCAACAATATAACAGTCCATTTGGAAAATTAAGACTAATATAATTAGTGTCATTATTTTCTAAAAGATCAGGCATTTTATTAAAATGTACTCTAAATCTATATGTAGTGTTTGGAGTAGGGGCTACAAAAATTCGACCTGAGTTAGTGTCTGCCTCACCTGTAGCACCACCAAACATAGCATAATATTTAGGTTGACCTTGTGCTGCTGACGTCCCTGTTATATCTTGATATTCTTGAAGATAGGTTACATCCTTTTTTTCTAACCATCTATTAGCTCCTGTAATTTCTGATCCTGCCGTATCATAAACTTGTATACCTCTAATAAACAAACATCCTGCTGGGGCGTTAATAGACTCTTGTCCAGCAACAAAATTACCAAGTTGTTGTTTTCTATCTGCATCGATAGGCACATCTCTAAATATTCTATACTGTGCATTTAAAATTATATTTTCTAAAACAGCATCTGTTAAAACATTTGAATCTGTTTCAGTATAACTTCTAATTTGTGTTTTTAATCCTGATGCGCTTAATCCAGCCATTAGTTAGACTCCTCTTTACATTTACATTCTTTAATACCAAATAGTTTACAAATTAAATTTTTA